GGTTTTGCCGAAAAAGCTGAAACCGGCAGTGTGTATCAGCTTGCAAACGGTGCGGATCTAAAAGTGCTTTCGTGGGATAACTCGCCGACAAGCATTAATAACGAACTATCAACGCTATTCAATATTGTATTCTCATACTCGCAGATACCTGATATTTCGTTTGAAACAATGAAACAATTAGGTAACAATACGAGTGGTGTAGCTATTCAGTTGATGTTTACCGACCCGCACATGAAAGCCGAAGATAAGATAGAGATGTTCGGTGAAATGTTTCAGCGCCGTTATAACCTTGTGCAGAACGGCATAGCAACATCGCTGATGGTTGTGCCTGATAGCGTAATTGATAGCATTGCAGTTGAGCCGAAGTTCGAGCCGTATATGCCGAAGAACTTGCTTGAACAGTTGCAGCTTTTGAACCTATCAACGGGCAACAAGCCTACGATGAGCCAAGAAACCGCAGTCAAGCAAAATCCGCTAGTTGATAATGCGCGCGAAAACTTTGAGCAATTGCAAGCAGAGCAACAAGCCGACAACGATGCGCTAATGCAAACAACACTATTCGCTACGGCAACAGAATAGCTCACACTAACTACACACACTTTTTGAATACTGACGATGGCAAAACTCACAGACAAAAAACTAATTGCGATGCTTGCAGCCGCCGATAAACGTGTTAAGGTACTAATTAATCGTTTTATCGCAGAACTCGCAGCAGAGGGCATTAAATACGCTGATTTAGACGCTGACGATGTGTTTAACTTTGCAGCATATCCGAAAGCTGACAAGCGCGTGCAAAGGCTCGTAGACAAGTATGCAGCAGCAATCGAAAACATTATTGTTGATGCATCAGTGTTGGCGATGAAATACAACTACAAAGCAGCAGCGCAAGCACTCTCACAACTTGATTTGCCGGATAGTGAAGTTTTTGCCGTTGAGTATTCAAAGAGTGTGCAAAATGCATTTGAGCAGTACAGAGATGCACATCGCAAAGGTCTGAATTTATCGCAACGAGTTTGGAACTACACATCGCAAAGCAAAAGCGAATTCGAGATGGCGATGAGTCAAGCAATCGAAGATGGTTTGCAGAGTGGCACAAGTGCAGAAGCATTAGCGCGAGAAGTGCGCAAGCGATTAAATCGGCCTGACGAAGTATATCGCCGCTATCACTTGCGCAAGATGCAAAGCGATGGCACAGTCAAAGATGTTATTGAGTGGAGAAGAAAAACAGTTGATGCAGAGGGCAACGTGCATTTCACAAGCACAGATATTGAGCGAGTTGGCAGAGGTGTTTATCGCTCTAGCCGGCAAAACGCATTGCGATTGACTAGCAACGAGATTAACATGGCATATCGCTTTGCCGATAATCAGCGCATGAACGCAGATAAGTTTACTCGCGGCTATGAAATACGTTTGTCAAATAATCACCCTGAATACGATATTTGCGATGAGTTGCAAGGCATTTACCCAAAGCAATTTGTGTTCACCGGCTTTCATGTCCATTGCCGTTGTGCCGTCATTCCGATAGTTTGCTCACTTGATGAGCGGTTGGCTTATTTAGAGTTAACACCGCAACAACAAGAGCAGTGGCAGCCGCGTGAAGGCTACATTACTGAATATCCTGAAGCATTTAAGCAGTGGTGCAAAGCCGAAGCCGACAATCTTACTGCATCAATGCAGAGCGGCACCGGTGCTTATTTCATAGCTGACAATGCTGCGATAATAAAACAAATAATCAAGGGCGAAAAGTAGCGCATTTCAAGAATTATGCTTAAATTTGTGCGTTATTTAATGCTTCATTCATATACGATTAGAAAATTCTAATATCCCTAACCAATAAACTTAAAATTTATTAGGTTGGTTGCCAAAACAAAAGCATCGTACTATCACAGTGCGGTGCTTTTTTATTTCCGTAGAAATGAGGGGGAAAATGGATTATTATAATTTATAATTGTTTTTGCTTTATACTTTCAAGTTCTGCAAGTTGTGCGTTTACTTTTACAAGCACATCATCAGAGAGAGTGTGCAGCGCATCTACAACAGATTTTTGAGCGTCAAGAACGTATGCACTCAATACATCATCATCGCTAAATGCGCCGGTGCTTTTGAGTTGTGCAACAAAAGTGTGTAGATTTGATATTTCGTCAGCGATGCGTGAAAATTCTGCGATAGTGAGCAGTTGCATTTCGAGCGCATCAGATAGCTGTAAATTAGTTGCCATTGTTGTGATAATGTTAGGTTTGTATTTCGTGTTGATTTGTTTAATTCAAGAGGTAACTCGGAATTGTTACAAAGTTACGAAAAAACTCCAAACCGGCAAGTGTTACGTGCAGCATTGGTTTGTTTTTTGTGGTCCCGCGCATGATGTATTTGAAGTAACCGGGCATCGCGATATTTTTCAGACACGTTATAATTGCCATGACAATAGTAAACGAAACCTTGCGTTTTAAGCATTTTCAAAAACTCTCCGGCAGAGTGAAAGCGCAAGATGTGTGAGCACTCTGTTAGCGAGTAGTATTCTTTTTGCTCGTAGCTGATTGGTGTAGTGATTTCAACTTTGTAAGCCGGTTTTTCGTCTTTGTTATCAGCAGCAGTATTATTGCCGCACAGTTGCGAGTGTATATCGTTAAGCTGCGATTGCATTGTGTGTTGCGTGCTAGCGATGTCATTAACTCTATCAGCGAGCAAAGCATTAGTGGCAGCGCATTGTTGCATTGTTTGCGTCATGTATCGCATCAGGTGCAGCATAACAGAAAGATTTTCAGAAGTTGAGTTGTGCAGTTCAGCAGCAACAGTTTGCTCATCGGTGGCGAAAGTATTGGCGAATGTATCGAAAAGACCTTTGTCAGCATTGTTTTTAGCACCAAAAAGCACTTCTTCGATTTTTGCATCAATCCAAACGGCTAACTCCGGTGAAAGTTTCTGCGCTACGCGAATAGCAACTTTTCTTTGTGCCCATGTGCCGCCACCGTTAATTCCGCCTTTCCTAACTATCAGTAAATCAGCCGAACTATAAAATCGTATTTCGCTTTTATCTTTCAAACTACAATTTTTTAGTTTGAGAAGTGCATCGCAGTAATCTTTGATTTCTTGCGAGTTGATAATTTGCGATAGATTTTTGTCCGGAAAGCGTTTTGCAACTTGCGTTAAGTTCACGAAGATTTCACCATCAGCAGAACGCATTGGCACATCGGCGCCGTTGAATTTAAATACTTTAATTGTTTCTTTCATTGCTTAAAAATTTTAGTGATTGGTAGGTACAGAAAAGCGGCGCACCTTTCCCGCTGACAAAAACCAAAACTGCTATATAACAGAGATTTTTAACGCACCATTACAGTAACGTTACGGGGGTATGCACCGCCTATAATCATTAAAATGTTCAAGCTCTCAAATAAGAGCAATTTTAGTTTTTGTCACCGCAAAGCTAGATAAAAAAATTAACATAACAAGCACACTTTTAGTTTTTTAACGTAGGTGGGAAAGTTGGTTGCACATTGTGCAAAACGTAAATAGCTTGTAATCAGTGTGGCACACCTTGACGTCACTGTGATGTCATGATGTTTTTTAGTTGCCGTTATTTGTACGATATATTCAAAAAATTAACCATTGCATCGCGCAAAAGCTGTGCATCTGTTGCGTCTTGCAAAGATTGCAATTGTTGCGGTTCAGATAGCACACCGCCATTAGCTACGATGTTAGCTTTACATTCGTCAGAACTATCATCGCCGTACTCTAAAAATGCTGCAATGTCATTTGATAAGCACACATCTGCATTGCTTGAATAGTCAGGCAGCCATTCGCTGATAAATCGCCAATAATCGCCGCGAAGTTCATGCGTATTAATCAGTTGTTTCATTTGATTGTGTTGGTTTTTGTAAGGTTGGTAAATACGTTAGATGTCGCTGATAGCGATGTGTAAAACTCTGTTGCATTAGCGTCAATTTCGCATCGCTCTAGAGTAAAGCCGTCAATTTCAACGGCACCGCAGCAGCGCATAGCCGCGTACATCGTTGAGATGATGATGTGCAATTGTTTGCCAATAGCTGCATATACAGCCGCAAGCCCTGAAAAGTAATGTATTTCTTTATCAGCGAGCCGCGTTACTTTTATTGCTCGAATATAGCGAGTTGGCCGCGGTTTAGTGGTTCGCTCGCGTGATTGTGGGTAGGTGATTTTTTGAGCCATTTTATTGGGTGGGTATTGTTAGTTCATTTGCATTTTGAAGAACTCGCCATTTTCGCGTACATAGTGCGCAATTATGCGAGAATAGCCGTTATCAGCCTCGCGATATATGCTCACTCTGTCACCATCAGCGAGCGAGTGGCCGTAATGCTCTGCAATGCTTTCACACTCTGTAAGTGTCGGCGCTGCGTCATACATATAGTGCACCTGATTGCGATGCATCACTGATATTGTATAGTATAGTTTACTTGCTTTCATTGTCTTGTTGTTTAAATCGGTCATAAGCTGAATAAATTGCGTTTACAGTGTTAGCAAAGCCATCATCGTAGAGTATAACGGCCAAAAGAGCATACGCTGCGCAAGTCTTGTCATCGTGCGGATCAATCTTATCGCCAAGGGTATGAAAAAACGCGATATGTCCGGTTGAAGTACGTTGCACGTAAATCATGCGATTAACAAATTCGCCATGCTTTGTAAAATCAATCATCAGAGTGCCGGCAGTAATGCCGCTAACATCAACGCTAAAAGAGAGTTGAGTGCACACAATCTCACAGAGAAGTTGCCGAACTTTTGCCGACAACATACTCTGTGAATTGCTGATTAAAGTATCTAAATTCTTAACCATGAGATTATGCTTATTTAATTGATGGAGCATTAACGATTGCAGTTGTCTGCTGCGGTGTGAGTGCTATCACAAGTTCTGTGTCATAGCTGCGAGTACTGCGATTGTAGCGGCGTGTGTAAATGCTTGCAGTTGAGAAAGCAACAGAGCCGGCAAACTTGTGCACATACTCTAAAGCACCTTTGATAGTGCGGGCGCAGTGTTGAATATCAATTGCTGCCTCGCCTAGAATGTCAAATACAACAACACCTAATTTGTTGCGATTTTGATTGTCTTGAATAGGAATGATTGTCATGATGTTTTGAGTTTTAATTGTTAAATTTGTATGTCAACTAGTAAGGTCATGCCTTACGTCTACAAAGTTACAACATAGTTAGCGAAAAACCTAACAATGTACTAAAAATATTCTAACAATTAACATTAATTACACATTGCAACATGATTGACAATAGAAAAGCTGATTTAATGAGCAGCCGACCACAAAGCGAGATGGCAGCGCAACGCACCTTGCAGCAACTCGGTTATACAGTGATAGCGCAAAAGAAATTCAAAACCGCACGATATACATTCTATGTTGATTTGTATTTGCCGCAGTTAAGGTTAGCCATCGAAATTGATGGCGGCTATCATTTCACGCAAGCACAACAGAAAAAAGACAAAGCACGAGCAGCAGCTTTGCGCCGACTCGGTATTCATGTCTACCGGATGCGAGCAGCAGATGCATACAAGCCTAGCGCAATCATCGCAAAGCTGAAATATTATGCCTATCGTCAAAATAATACAAAATAACTTTCGTAATGTGAACGGCCTATCTTTTTATTTACAGATTTTGCACGTTATTAACGAATTTATGTTATATCCGTTAACAAATCGCCGCGAAGTCTGAAAATTTTTCCGCCAATTGTGAAAATATCTAGTATTATAGTTAAAACGGCTGTTTCGTAATGTGAAAATGTCTAGTATTTCCGTTAAAATCGCAACAACCTCAAAAAATTACAACATTTGAATACAAAAAACTACACAAATTAACACGCGCAAATTGACCTTTATTTCTTGTTTTGCGTTTACGTAACTAGCTGTAAATAAAAAAATTAATCAACAAAAAATAAAAGAAAAACCACACACGAGCACGAAGTGCGAGCGATACAAGCAATTGTGAAAAAGTCTAGTATTTTTTTCGCCATTTTTGTGTTATATATAATTTAATATATAATATATAATATATATACTAGATACTAACTGTATAGTAACTATAAGCAATCCGCATTTTTAAAAAATTTTATTTTCAAAAAGTATTCACAACTTTGTTGATAACTTTGTTAGACGCGATGCAAACTTTTTTCTACTTTCATTCGTTTTTTTTGATTTTGATTTGTATATTTGCGGCAAATTCAATTTTTCAGTAAAAAACAGTGCAAAACAGATGAAAAACAAAGTATTAGCAGCAATCAAACCTTTATTGGCCGATAAAGGGTTGAAAACTGAAGAACTCAAGAACCTTGCAGATGTAGTTATCCGCGAAAAGGGTCTAACTGATGAGAGCACAGATGAGCAGATAAGCAATGCCATAGGCGATGGCAGTGTTTTAAAGCAAATCGCAGCTATCATACAACAAGCAGCCTCAAGCGCTGACACAGCAGCAGCAGCACGTGTCGCAAAGAAGTACGAAGGTTGGATAAATCCGAACGAGCCGCAACCGCAGCCGAAACCAACACCGAAACCTACACCGACACCGGCACCGCAGCCGAAAGATGCGCACGATGAGCAAATCGCAAAACTCATTGAGCAAATCTCAAAGCAGCAAGAGCAAATTAACACACTCAACGCAGCAGCAGTGCAGCGCAGTAAAGAAATCGAGGCAGCACGTTTGCAATCTCTGTTAGCAGCAGATGAGCGCATCAAGAAAATGCCAACATGGTTTGCTGAACGTTACAAGCTTGATAAAGAAGAAAACTTGGAAAGCGTAGCGGCGAAAGCTGAAAGCGAATGGGCGCAAGCTAAACAAGAACTTTACAAGCGTGACGATTTTGCAGCACCACCAACGGGCGGCGCATTTGGCGGCGGCTCAGGCTCGCAACAAGACGGTGTATTCGCTTTCTTAAAACAAGTTGGCGATTACAACAAAGCGCAAGCGCAAGCAGCAGCCAACAAGTAAAACGTACTGAATTTGTACTCTAAAATCGTTTCTAAGCGATTTTCAGCGCAAAGATGTGCAATTTACTAGCCAAAGCAAAAAAGAGCGTGAAAACGCGGCAAAAATAGTATTTTACTAATATCTGAACTTGCTATAAAATTCTAATGCGCTTAAATCTGCAATCACAACACTTGTTGTCTTGCACGCGAAAAACTACACAACATAGCGTTAAGCATTAAAACCTACGCACTACGCTTGCAACAGAGGTCGCAAATAAGTGTGTAGGGGTATATTAGAAACTACAAAATTAGAATTAGGAAATGTTTTACAAAGACACAACTCAAAGCGCGATTAAAGAGGCCAATTGGGATGAAAAGTCACTTGTAGCACGTCAAGGCGGCTATTCGTTGATTAATTCTAATCTTCCGGCCGGCACTCGCGAAATCGCAAAAGGCACACCAATCAGCATTAGCGCTGACGGTGCGCAAATCATCAAAACTGCGAAAGTTTACGAGGAAGCAGCAAAAGCAGCTACTAGCGTAAAAATCGAAAAAGGCTCACTCGTAGCAGTCGGCGATACTATTGCCGGTGTTAAAGTATCAGCCATCGAAGTTGGTGACGCTTACGACACTCTCACAGTTGAGGCACTTTCGGCTGCTCTCAAAGTCGGCGATGTTATCAATGCTGAAATTTCAGGTACCGCAGCACTCGTTGTTGCAACTGTTGCAAATCTCGGCACACCTGACTTGGCCGCAACTCTCGCAGTTTACGAAATCGAAGAAGGCTCACTGCCTTATCCTATCAACGACACAATCAAAGCAGCACTCGGCGCTTTGCACGTGTTTAAAATCTAATCACGAAAGGAGGAGTATTTAGACAATGGCAACATCATCACTTATTCAAGCACTGATGAATGTACCTAATGCTTTCGGTACTTTCATCGACCAAAACATGGTAGCATCTACCTATGTTGCAGAATACAAAAACGAAGGTGTAGAAGTTGAATACACTGCGCAAAAAGTTTATTCAGAAGTTATCGCTGAATATCTTGCAGCAGCAGTCGGTTCAGTTGTTGCAGCCAATGCAGCTAAACCTACACATGAACTACCTACTGCCGGTGAACTTTCAGGCCGCATTACTCGCATGGCTGACGAGTGGCAACTCTCAAACGACAAGTTAGAGCAATACTACTATCTTGAAGGTCGCTACAATGCTCGCTTTGCCGGTGTTGCATCAGAGCAAGCACAAGCAGAGGCAGCTAAACTCGCTAAATTTTTGTTTGACCCGTTTGAAAAAGCAGTTATCGCACCGCACAAGCGCCTTGACTTGCTTTATTTCGAAGGCCTGTTTAACGGCACGCAAACTGTTAGCCGCTCAAACAATCCGAAATCGTCAGCTTCGTTTACTTATCCTATCGGTGCACACACTGCCGGTGTTAAAGCACTTTGGAGTGATGAAAAAAATGCTGACCCGCTGACCGATATTGAAAACGAAGTAAACCGTCTTGCATCGAAAGGCAAAACTGTTCGCGTTATCCGCATGAGCAAACGCACTTTCCGTTTGATGTGTGCAGCAGAA